TCTGCCTTCTTCATAATATCGTCGTCAATAATCATTTGTGTTTTGCTGTCATCAAAAGGCATAAATACAACATTTTGATATTCTTTTGAAAAGAAAGCATACAGATCCACTTGTCCTGGTTGAAAGTTTCTGTTTTTAGTGTGGCTGCCACGACGACAATCAAATCGCCAATTAGGGTGTTTCTTTTCTCTTTTTGATTTTGTTTTGACCTGACATTTGTATAGAACATCTTCGTAGTCAAAAATTATGTCTGCCTCTGATCCATGAGGCACTACGACTACCGTATCAGATACCTCACAAAGTATGCTTGCTACAAAGTATTCTCCACTTCGTCCAAGACGCTCTGTGACGCGGCCCATATCATTTACTGCATTATTGACCGTAAAATATTTTTATCTAACTCTTCTCTTGCTTGAGCTTCTTCATCAGTCAAAATACCAACCTGTCTTAAAGTTTGCGTTGTTGGTCTTACATTAGGCAATCTGTTTAGGCGACCTATCAAATTTGTTGTCTCGCCCATGATTCGCGGAGACTGTAAAGCTAGAGTTGGTAAAAAAGCCAAAGGAGCAGTTAAAGATTGTGTTTCTCCTAGCAAATTTGCAGCACCTAAGACTCCTGCCCCTGTTAGTTGCCCTGTCCCTACCAAACCTGCAATTCCTCTTGGAGTTAAAGATTGTAAAGATTGACCTGCTAAAGAGGGCAATAATTCTGGATTTAATTTATTTAAAGCATCTAATCTAGCGCCATAATTTGTGTTGACGTTATTTCTCATTGTAGATTGTAATTTTTGTAAAGTAGTGCTTGCTTTGACATTTTTTCCTAATGACAATTCGCTTGCTAATTGCTTTTCTAAAGTGATTGCATCTTCGTATGATTTCATAACATCTGCGTATTCAGGAACTTCTTTTAAGATTCTTTCTTTTATTTTGTTTCTAATTTCTGTTACCACAACAGCTTCGTCTCCAGGTTTCAAACCTCTCGGATATTCAGCATCTATTCTTTTTTTCAACATGTCCAAGCCTTTAGCATTATGTAGTCTTGGCTGTTCTTCAAACTCTTTAATAATTTTATAAATTTTTTGTTGCATTTTTTGACCCTTAGTAGAAAGAGTAGTCATGCCTTCAAAACTATTTTTTACGGCAAATTCGTTAAGATCACGATTTACCTCTGAAAAATCTATTTTTTTATTTTCAAGTTGGAGCTGTGTTTTACCAGATTTAAACTTTCTTGTTTTATCTTTGCTCATTTCTTTGAGAGTTTTTGCTGCTTCTGTAACAACCTCTTCTGCTGGTACTTGTCCTCTTATGTTTTCTAAGAAACGTCTTTGCGCGTCTCCACCAGCTTTTCCAGCTTGATATGCTTGTCCTATAGCTTCTGCCCCCGCTCCGGTTGTCATTCCTACTATTGGTTTTGTCACTTTACCTACTGTTTCAACTAAAGGCTTTGTTACGCTTAAAGGGTCTGTAAATTTAGCTGCGGTTGAAAGTTTTGAAGATAATGATGGAGCTTTTGCAGCCAGCATAGCTCCCCCGGTAAAAAGAGTTGAAACATCTGAAAAAACTCCAACAGGATCTTCCGCAAAAGATTTTTTTATGTTTTCTAGGCCACCATATCTATTGGCAAAATAATTACCAACCGATCTTGCTAGTTGTTCGTTGCCTTGTTCTCCAGGCCTCATTATATTTATTACACTACTTGCCAAACTGCCAACGCTCTTTGCGGTTGTTATAGGGTTAAGAATGGGTGTTATTATATCTTTACCAAATTGCAGAGCGCTTGAAGGCACATTTTTAATCGCTTGACTTAAAACTTCCCCGCCACTCAAAGTTTCTGGATCGTCTTGTAAGATGCTTCTTAACTGTTCTTTTGACATGTATTTTACTCAGCTCTTTTAGATTCTTGAATGTATTTTTGTATTTGTAATTTTTGATCGGCAGAGCTTTTGTTGTAAAGGTCAACAAGCTCTTGATCGGATAAATTATCAAAGGTTTCATTATCAAGATTTTCGCTGATATCTTTAATTGCAGTTGAAAAATCAGTACGTCCTTGATAACCAGATAACCCGTTATTTTCTCGCGCATAGTCAGCCATCCTTTTTTTCTCTTCTGCTAGAGCTTTAATTTCATCCCTCAACCTTCTTATTCTTTTTGCGTTTTCTTCTTCACTTAACAAAGGGTTAAAGTTTGATCTAATAAGCCTCTCTGCTTCTCTTTCTGTAAATTGTGCGCCTAAAGTTTCTTTTAAACTTTGGAAAATAATAGACTCAATATCATTTCTCACCGCAACCGCTTTTTCTTGCCCGGTTAAAGTTAAGGCTAAATCTGGTAATGTACCTTGAAAAACCCCTGTAACATTTTCAGTTTCAAGCGTTTTCAAGACATCCTCTAATTTGTTTAAATTTGTTTCAACGGCAGCAAAGCCTCCAGCAGCAAATTTGCCTAAATCTTTTGCTACAGTTTTTTCAAACTCTTCACCAAAGGTTGATGCGCTGAACCCATCTTGACCGCCTACATTAATAGTTGTTCCTGTTTTTTTAAGGTTTAAAAAATCTGCAAAACCGCCTTCAAATCCTGTTTGTTTAGCAAACAAAAATTCTTGCACGGATGTAGGCATATCCGATTCTTGTGCTTTTGTTTCTCTAGCCGCCCTTCTTTCTAAAGCTCTTTCTTGCATAACAGGTTCTCCTGCTAAAGCCTGTGGTGAAAAAGCATCGCTAATCATTAACAACAGCTCCCCGATTCCTCTGTTTCTTGCGTCTTGAAACTGTTGTATTTGTCTTGGATCTGTTAATTGTTGTCCAGGTTGTAGTTGCATGTTTGGATCAAAACCAAAAGATCTGGCCAAGCCTAGTCCTGGCGCTTTGAGTTTTGTCCCCGGAACTCTTGATGGTTTAGGCATTGGCTGTGGCATACCTCTACCTTGCATACCCATTATGTTTTACCTCCACCCATACCCATACCGCCTTTTCCTCCTGTGGCCGCTGGAACAGCTGTGCTTGCAGCTGCGCCGATTGCTGGCAATAATCCGCCAGACATAGCGCCACCGAGCAAACTAGCTCCGGTTCTTAAAATATCTCCAATACCTGCTGTTTGTCTTTGCGTTGTAGTTTCTCCAATTACACTAGTTGGAACACCCATTGCACCTTGCTGAAATAATCCAAAACGCATCAATGGATCTGCTTGCTCTCTGTCAAACTCAGCTCTTTGAGCGTCTAATATTGCTTGGTTAAGAGCTTGTTGCCCTGCCCCGGATGTTAATAAATTAGATAAATTGATTCCTTGTAAATTAGCTACGTCACCTATTAAATTTCTTTGTAAACCTCTTGTTCTATTTAAGAAATCACCAAACTGTCCACCGTAAGCCTGGTCTAAATCTGCTTGCGCTAAAGCTCTTTGCTGTTCCTGTTGCGATGCCAGCAAGTTAGCTTGTTGCAATCTATCAACATCAGATAATGCTGCTTGTTGCGCTGTATCAAAACCTTGCTGTCTAAGACCTGTAATGGTTCTTAGGGCCTCTTCTTCAAAAGGCCTGGTAGCCTCACCTTCTAATATTGCTGATCTTGAGCCGCCAAAAGCTCCAGCGTTTATTGCTCTATCTTGCGCTCTTTGTACTGCCTGGTCTCTTCTTCTATCAATATCTACTAAAGACGCGTCTATCACCGCTTGCTGAAAAGGGTTTTGATATGCGCTCATGTCTGTATCTAAAAGAGACGCCGCCAGGGGAGAAGCAACGTCTCCTATTTGAGTACCACCCAAATTTTGAAATAAACCTATGTCTTGGCCTGCTTGACTTGCAAGATTCATATATAAGTTGGCTGGATTAAAGCCAGCGGTTTGATTAGCCAAATTTCTAATATCTGCCTGCCCTTGTATTTGATCCGGAGAAAAGCCTGCTACCATTTGCCCTGTGTAGGGCGTAAACGGCGTGTCAGCAAGAGCGCGGCCTCGATCGACCATTTCTTTATATGCCGTTTCTAAATACTCAGGGACGTCTGCTGTTGTCTGTGTTTTTGTTGAACCTTTTGCCATTTATAAATCCTTCCTTAAAACGTATTCTTTTTCAAAACCTAAATGTTTTAATTTTCTATGCCAGCCGCGACGCCCTCCACAATACAATCTCTTAACACCCATTTGCTTTGCTACAGCTGCAATATGTTTATACATTTCTTCGAGTTCTTCGTATTTACCTCCGCAAAACAATAAATTCATGCCGTTATGCTGTGGATATACCAAAAACTCTGTAATCATCGCTGATTCCTTTCCGGGCCATAATAAAAAATGCCCCATGCGAATTTTATCTTCTATATCGTCTATTGTATAGGCGTCTTGGTGTTTAGCTGCGCGCTCAATATAAGGTTTACACCTTATCCACTCAACTTCCCAATCAAGTAACCTGTTCTGTGCTGATTGTTCCATTGTCTGCAACTCTAAGTTTATATTTTGTTCCATTTGGACTTATCAATACTATTTCTGTTTTTTCTACTGTTCTTGACGTTGAGCTTGCATTTGTAACAGCAGCTCCATCTACCTCTATTCTTTCGCCTTTTTTAACATTTAGACCGTCTCTATATTCAACCTCTGACACAAAGTAGTCCATAAAACTTGAATCGTATTCTTGTTGCACGGGTTTAGTGAAAGCTCTTCTGCTCACTATCTTTTACCCCTAGATTTAGTTTCTACTCTTATATCTCCTACTTGAAAGTCTTGAGTTGTTGATCCTTCTACTTTCATTTGTACTTGCCTGGCGGAGAACCTAGCATCTACATAACCGTCGTTTTCAAAAGTAAAACTGCCAAAATCTGTTTCTGATCCTAAAGGAGTAAATCTGCCTTTAAAAGATAAAGTAGTTCCTGGCAATGTTGATGTTTCTTCGTCCGGGATTATTTGATTTATTTGTGCAACTTTATCACCGTTACCTATTTCCAATGGGCCTGTCTGACAGAATGGTTTTGTTGTACCTAAATCTTGTGAACCATCTAAAAAGCCTTTGTCTTGCTCAAAAATATTACCGGTACTATCTCCAGCAATAGGAAAATCAAACACGCCCTGGTCAATCCAACAGGATCGATCCAGGCTACCTACGCTCCACACGTTGTCTTTGTAATTCCAAATAACATATTTGTTTGGTGTTTGTGATGTGCCAGATGGGAAGAACCACCACACTTCATTGAACTTACTGTTATGTCCACCGCAAGACGCTTTTCTATATGTGTAATTTAGATTGTCATATATATAATCATGCACATCTGATTTTATTTCTTTTACCGACCCGTCAAACACAAAGAATGAGTTTTCGCCAAACCATGTTAAAAAGTTTCCTACACCAACAATAGTTCTAGCGCTGATTGCTTGACAATTTACACCTGCGCTTTGTATGCCATAAATAAAAGGAGATCCAGAATAATAAATTCTGTCTATACCTATATCAGTAAAAACAACAACGTCTGTCTGCCATTTAACGGCATAAAAAGCATTACCGCCTGTAACTACCTGCAAATCTCCGGCAGAGTTTGTGGCCGAAGCCGCCCAGGTGTTGTTATCTTCTCTATCAGACCAGGCAACTTTTCTTGGGTCTCCGCCAGATCCTATAGCAAAAACGTGTCTTTCATTTGTGACAATAACTGCTTCGTTGTTTACAGGCGCGTTTGATAAAACTGTCGCTACAGTTGTGGGAGAGCTTGGCTGCCATCTGTATATTTTTCCGTCGCTTGAAGAACAAAATAAAAGATCCTCACCCCAATTCGCAAAACTAAATGATTTTGTATCAAAACTTAAAGTTGATTCTCCATCACCAGAACCAGATCTGGCAACTCCATACGCTTCTCTTCCATAATTACCAGCACCCCAACCCAAAACATCGGCCGCCTCATCTGTAGAGAAACCAGAATAAGCCAGGCTTATACCTGTGCCTCCTTGCCCGTTATCACTACTTGTAGCTGTGACAGTTGCTTGATTTGTGTCTTTAGCTGTAAATGTAAAAGTGTTTGCGTCCGGGACAGATACAATCTTATGCACTTGATTTAAAACTGTTGCAGTTATGTTGCCGTTTAAAGTTGACGCTCCTGATATTGTGACAAAATCATCAACAGCTGCGCCATGCCCGGTGTTAGTTACGGTTATTGTTGACGAACCGTCAGAGGCCGCAAAAATATTACTTAACCCTGTATTTGTTGTTCTTAAAGGAGTGACGTCGTATAAAGCATCTTGATAAAGAACATAAACTCTTTGTCTTGTTCCTATAGCTAATACTTGATCGCCGCTATTATCTTTGTAGGCATACATGCCGATAGGTGTACCTGTCAAAGGTACATCCCTAAGTTTATCCCAACCACCGATAGGTTTGAGATAGCCGTTTTCAAAACGCACTAAATCACCATCTACCCATCTGCCTTTGTTTGAGTAGTCTGTTCCGTTTTTTACTATTCCTGCTGGGGGTGTTATTTGTACCAGGGCCATGATTTAACCTCTAGGCTGTTCTAACAAACATATATACTCTGTAATGTTTTTGTTCTGTATTTACTGTTGTTGTTCCCGTACCAAATACTGTAACAGTTGTAGAAGATGCGTTTGCCGTGTAGTAGTCGTTTGTATCTGGATCGCCGCTAAAGTCAACTGCATTACCAGAAGAGTTGAATGAACCGCTTCTGTGACCAGAACTGCTAGAAGCCATATCAATACCTTTAGATGCACTAGACCTTGTGCCGTCATACCATTGGTGAACGTGTGCGTGATTACCGCTAGAAGTTATGCCCATAGTAACTGTTTTGGTAGAAGTTCCTTGATTACCTGGACTGCCGCTTTCAATAGATTGTAAAACTCTGCCCTCTCCTATTGCTGACCAAGTTCCACCAAAAAGAGATGATGGATTTGTGCTTGATGTAGATACATAAACAGCGCCTACAGGATAAACTTTTAAAAATATATTTGTTCCACTAATGCTTACACTTGAAAAATTACCCGTGCTTGCTGAACTTGCACCAACAGTTGTGCCGTCTATCGCACCACCGTTGATATCTGCTGACGAAGTTGATAAAGAACTTAATGTGGCTGCCCCGGAACTGCTAATTGTACTAAAGGCCCCTGTGCTTGCAGAGCTGGCCCCGATGGGCGTCCCGTCTATAGCTCCTCCGTCAATGTTTACAGAGGATGACGATAAAGCAGTTGCAGTCAAAGAACTTATTGTTATTGATGCAATAGTTCCACCTTCTACTTTGTCGCCAGATATTTGATTGTCGGCTAATGTCAATGTTCCAGCAGAAACATCCAGGGTTTTTCCAGATCCTACTTTCAGACCTACAGAAGTTCCTGTACCGCCACTTGCAAAGATAGCATCAACGGCATCTAAATCATCATTAATAAGGCCACCCCAAACATTGGAAGATCCTCCAACGCTAGGTTTTGATAAGTTTAAGTTTGTAGTAAATGTAACTGACATGGTTATTAATTATAAACTATCCAGGCAGTTCTTGAGAATCAATTAATGTTTCATACGCTGACTTAACATCATCAGTCCAAGTTGCATTAGCAATTGCTTGTACTCTAGCATCTTCACCAGATATATCGGTATCTTCCCAAGTGTCGTCTGTTTTAGTTCTTGGATTTAAAAGATGACGATGAAAACTTCTATTAATTTCTGTACCATCTTCTTTTATAACTGTAGCCGTTCTAACTTGTATTAATCCTATTTCAAGAACCTCAAT